TCGTAAATGGAATTGTAAGTAATGTTTGGAGTATTAAATGTCGTAGAAGCATGGAATGAAATCTCATGGGCAGATGCAATTCCATTTACCCTAACTCTTATTGGACTCTATTGGGTTAAGGTAAAGATTGACACCAGAGCAGGACTTGGTAAAAGAAAATCAAGAGAGTTGAAAAAAATTATAGTTGATGCTATAGTTGAAGGACATAGACAAGCGCACAACAAGTAATGAGTGACGTCCATTTTAAAAAACATCGTGTGTTTCGAGAGACAGACGATGTTATTTTTTATGATATCTCTGTAGATGAATCAAATGCATCTGATTTAGTAGTCCATTCAGGTCCTGCTATATCACCACCTAATGATTCTGTAGGAGCAAAACAATTTTATATACATAGTTTTCAAGACGACTACAACAGAGTTGTATCGGGAGAGAGAACTTTCGAGTTGGTAAACTACAGTTGGAAATATCCATACCACATAGTGCATCTCAATGTGCATAGTGGTGCGTTAGTTATACCTCGTGGCACATTTCATAGGTCACAATCGGGAGAGAAAGGTAGTATCGTAATAAATCAAGCAAAGAGATATGATGGGTTTGATTCAAATGCTGAATTTTATCCAGTCTCTTGTGCTACCAACATCGATTTATATAATGCACTTACTCAAGAAAAACCTGTAGTCCACACATTAGGAGAATGAAAGATTACACCTATCACATCTACTGGCACGATAAGCCTATCTTTAAAAACTTAACAGAGGATGAGTTTGAGTTTATCTGGGAAAGACTCCTCTGGTCTTATAATGATAAAATCAATTACGTTAGACTAGCTTCCGACTTGGTGTTGGAAGAATCTTCTTACTAATGGTCTTCAAATCCCAATTTATTCTAATCGCATGTTTTTTACCTCTTGTATTCATCTACATAGTAATGAAGCTTGCTGTTTGGTTATCTGCTGTATCCGCTGAATCAGACTATGTTAAACAGGAACCCTTTAGAAAACGAGGACCCTATGTGGAAAATCCGTATGCAGACCTTGATGAGGAGGAAGAAGAATATGGAGATAAAACAGATTATAGATGACAGCATCCTCCAATACTATACATCAAAAGGATTACCAGTCCCACAATGGAAAAGAAAAACTAACCCAGACTGGTGGGTAGAATATTTACAATCTCTAGGACTCACACAAAGGAATGAAAAACTTTAACACTTGGGTATTAGATACCACAATCTACATTATAGATTTTCTCTACAGAGGTAGAGACTTCCAAAGATTTTGGGTATTAGAAGTTATTGCAAGAGCACCCTACTTCTCATTCATAAGCGTTTTACATTTTCGTGAATCTCTGGGACTCAGAGGAGAAGAGCACATATATTTAATGAAAGAGCACTTTTACCAAGCACTAAATGAAACAGAGCATCTTGAAGAAATGGAAAAACGAGGAGGAGACAGAGCATGGATTGACAGATTCTTCGCGAAGCACCTTGTTTTATTTTATTATTGGGTCATGGTTGGGTACTATTTTGCCAATCCTCTTGCTGCTTATGATATTAATATGAAGATAGAAAAGCATGCATATGAAACCTATATCAAATACCTTGCATATCATCCAGAAGATAAGAAGATTGCAGAGATAGCTCAAGATGAGTTGAAGCATGCTCATGAGTTACAAGAAGCGATGGCGATGATTGTGTGAGTGAGTCCACATATTTGTGAGACCACACCATGCGTGGTTGGGTAAATACTAATAGTATATGACGGAGCATCATGGCACATTACCTTGTAGGTTATCATGATATGTCCAACCATACTCACGAGATTTGCGAGTATGCCGATGACGCATACCAAGCTATTCAGCAAGCAAAGAGGGATTTACCTGAGTTAATAGGTCACCCACATGCAAGCGAATATGTAATTAATGTAGATTGAATATATTCATTGACAAATTATTGCTCATCACCTATAATGGTGTTGACTTACCTTATCATCTAAATAACCCTTAGTAGAGAAAGTCCATGTTATCATCAATAGGAAGAGAGTTTCCAGTAACTAAAGTTTTACAAGAGGATAAACCATCCAAAGAAAAAACAATTACTGTAACTGAAGCACAAGTACAAGAAATGATAGACGATGCTATTCGTCAGCACAATAGAAATGCTGGCTTGATTAGTATGGTATTAGGTTTTGTATTTCTAGCGTTGTTTGCAGAAGGATTCTTTAGAATGATTGGATTCATTCCACCATTCATGGGTATAGATATCAATATCGTTGGCGAGATTGCAGATAAGGTAAAGGAGCAAATTCTACCCCTCATACAATAATGTCTGGTTATGGTCTTGAAATAGTTTTCTGGGTAACCCTAGGAGTATTTCTCGTATACCAATACGAAGAGTCTAAAAAATGACTGTCGTCCACTCTGTTAATGTAATGATACTTATATTGTTGATAGCAGTATCTATTGTTATCGGCTATATATTCAAGTATGCATATGCGGAGATGAATGATGGGAGCAATGAAACCCCCAAGTCGTAAAAGTTGCTATAACTTTCGCGTAACGGAAATTGTTAAAGTAGTTGATGGTGATACCATTGACGTTGTCATTGACTTAGGATTCGATATCTATAAACACGAGCGTGTAAGAATCGCGGGTATAGATACTCCTGAGAAGAGGACTAGAGACTTAGAAGAAAAGGCATTAGGGATAGACGCTACCAACTGGATGAAAGGCACACTGGAGGATACAATTAATGGAGAGCATGAACTTACTATACGAACTGAACTCCAAGGTGGGATGGGTAAGTATGGGCGTCTGCTTGGTTGGTTATACGTTGGTGATGATGAAGTATCGCTCAACGAACAAATGATTGCCGAAGGTTATGCATGGGCATATGATGGTGGCACAAAAAACAAAAATTTTGAAGAGCTACGTGAAATTCGTAGATCACAAGGCACACTTATTGAAGGTTAGTTTATGGTCAACTTGCGTGACAACATTCTGAAAAATCAAATCACATACTATCAAGGTTTGATTGCAAAACATCAACAAAACGTTGATATCTATCTCAACCAACCTGTAGGGATTGGTGAGCATTCAGATGTTATGGCAGCAATAGATGGAGAGATTGCAGCCATCGCTCAGGCACATGAGAAAATTGAAATCATTAATCATTATTTTTTAGGCAGATGATATTTGCATCACACCCTTCTGTATACCATTTACCAGGTACGTGGGAGAAACAACCACTAATACAACATGGTAACTGGGACCCAATTATAACCTCACCCCTAGTATTATTGGTATTCGCTGTATTATTCATTGGTGTTGGTTATGTCCTTTCCAAGCATACGTGATGACCTTGCTAATCTAATTAGATGTAGTATCGCAGACTTCCCAGAGTTAGAGCAAATAACTACTCTGCATGACTTAATAACACACGAGAAGGTTGTTATTAAAAATGAAATGTGGAAGTCTAAAGGACTAAGAAGGATTCATTTAGAGACAGCAGAAACAGATAAAATACAAATTGTCCACTGTGTCTTTTGGCCAGACCCTGCATACTATCTGCCTATATTTGGTGCAGATATAATACAAACTCATGCAGGGGTTACTGCTGCTATTGTAGACATATCATTTGTGGATGGTGTGGACTGGAGTGACAAGTTATCACCTATCAGTAAACAGTTTCAATTTAAAGATAATCGTCAACTACCCGAATGGGGTGAGATATTTTCTCCTTACTGTAAGTTTGCAAGACTGAAGACGGAAGAGGAGCAAGAAAAATTCTATCAGGTAGTTCTCGAGTATCTCAGGATATACAGCACTGAAGTGCAGATGGGACAATGGTCTGATGATTGGGTTGGTATTATGAAAAGATTAGATGACCAGTGTTGGTATACTACTTCGCAACGAAAGAATAAGAAAACAAAAGCAGTGCTTAGTCAATGGTTTAGTGAAGAGTGGGCAGATAAATATATAAACAACATACTATTTGATAAACCCTAGATGGCATCAAACGAAATATATCTAGGTAATCCGAATCTAAAACGAGCAAACATTGCTCAAAATTTTACACCTACGCAAGTAGAAGAATTCGTAAAGTGTAGTCAAGACCCTGTATACTTTATTGTCAACTACATTAAGATTATCTCACTAGATAAAGGTCTAGTTAATTTTGACTTGTATGACTTCCAAGCGGATATGGTCAACAAGTTTCATGATAATAGATTCAATATTGCCAAACTACCAAGACAGTCAGGTAAGTCAACAGTTGTTACTGCCTATCTGTTATGGTATACGCTGTTTAATGATAACGTAAACGTTGCAATCCTTGCTAACAAAGCAGCGACTGCAAGAGAAATGCTACAAAGATTACAACTGTCATATGAAAACCTCCCAAACTGGATGCAACAAGGAGTCGTCAACTGGAACAGAGGCTCTCTGGAACTTGAAAACGGCAGTAAAATCATGGCTGCTTCTACTTC